GGGCCTTGATTGGGTCAATCTTTATATGGATTACAATGACGACTTAGAGAATGGCGATATTGTTTTAAAGCGTTGCCCCTGGTCACGGATCATGCCGGACCCGCTGTTTCAAGAGCTTGACGGTTCTGATATGAATTATCTGTTCCGTCGGGAATACGTGACGGAAAAGCAACTTGAAATGCTCATGCCGGGGGCGAACATCGAGAAAGAGTTCAACAAGACGGCAATGAGCGAGTACATGCCTATCCTGGACCCCCAGGAATACATGATAGGCACTCAAGACCGCTATCTTATAACGGAGTACTGGGAGCGGGAATTTGTCAAGAAAGAGCATCTTTTGGACCGCGAAACCGGGGAGATGCGCCCTATCGAGGTCAAGGGGGCCAAGCCCAAAGAACGATTGAGGGATATCCTTCAGCAGTTCCCGAACCTCATGCTTTACCGCAAACGGGTCAAAACGGAAAAGCTCAAGCTGTTTGTGGGTGAGGACATGATATGGAGCGGGGAAGACCCCAACGGTGCTGGAGACATCCCCTATGTCCCGTTCATAGCCTATTACGACCCCGAATACGACCAGATGAAGTGGAAACTACAAGGCATTGTGAGAAGCCTAAGAGACCCCCAGGAGGAGCTTAACAAGCGCCGGTCGGCTATCATCCACCTCATAAACACGATGGCGATCAACGGTTGGATGTGGGAAGAGGGAGCGATGGCCGATGAAACGCAAATGGACAATGCTGCTGGTGCAGGGGTGCAACTCAGGCTTAATGCTGGCGGCCTTCAAAAGATCGAGCAGCTTCAGCCACCGAGGTTTCCGGGAGAAATGGTCAAGCTGGAGGAAATGTTAGCCGCTGACGGTCCTGATATTTCCGGCATCAACGCCGAACTGTTGGCACAGATGGACAAAGACCTTCCTGGTATTACGATTCAGCTAAGACAGAGACAAGGACTCGTTATCATCCAGGAGCTTTTTGATAACCTAAGAATAGCGCAGAAGGGCATCGGCAACCGCTTTTTAAGCATGGTGCAGGCTAATTGGGATGCCCGCAAGGTGGGTAGGATTCTGAATGAACAGCCAAGTCCAGAGTTTTATCTCCAGGATTTCAAGCGTTACGATGCTGTCGTGGATACGGCTCAGAACAGCCCAACGGCGCGGGATGCTCAGTTTTACAAGATGATGTGGTACCACCAGAACGTGGGGCCGGTGCATCCGATGATCCTGCTTGAACTGGCGGATATACCGGAAAAATACAGGGACATTCAAGGTCAGATGATGCTTCAGGCAATGCAGGGTGGCGGCATGATGCCGCAGCAGGCTACTCAAGGGGGCAAGACTCCGGGCGCTAACGCCGGTATGCAACCACCTAAGCAGATGGGGATGGGCGTATGATTTCCGAAGAGGCCCTTATTGAGCATTATAGCAAGTTTGACGTATCCGACATCATCTATATCGAGAAACCGGACGGCAAAGGCGCTCTTATAGCCGTTGAAAGGGATACCACAGGGGATCAGGTTTGCAGCATTATGGGCGTTCCTGTGCGAAAAGGTATTTATACTGAGGGCTACCGTAACGCAGACCAGAAGGCCAAAGCTAAAGCGAGGGCTATAACGGCTATCGAGAAGTATTTCACCGAGGAGCGGGGGATTATAGGGATTGCCTAAAGCATTTGAACAGTGAGTGTCGGCTGGTGGGCGGGTCCGCACCAAGAAACTGAAGGGTAACAAGTATATCCATATCTGCTTTAAAGACGGCAAAAGTTATTCTGGAGAAGTTAAAACGAAGAAAAAGAAATCGTGATTCATGGTGCCGCCGACCTTAACGGGCGATCAATCCAATAAGGAGAAAAACTTATGGCAGACGACCAAACGGGCGATCAGAATGCCGCCGCCGGGCAAGGTCAGGAAACTCAAAACCAAGACACGCCTTTGGAGGGGATTCCCGATGATTTAAAGGATGTCGCTCAAAAAGGACCGGACGGCAAGGGCTATGTCCCTATTGATGCTTTAACGGATGAGCGTGGCAAAAGGCAAACCCTTGAAGCTGAGGTTAAAGCCCTCAAGGATCAAGTTTTTTTGTATCAGATGAACACGCCGCGCCAACAGCAGCAGCAGCCCCAACAGCAAGCGCAGGAGCCCACAGATATACCGGACCTCCTGCGAAACATGGCCGATGACGATGTGATCAGCGCCGGAGAGTTAAAACAGATGCTTAAAAGTCTCAAGCTGAATGGGCCGGCACAAAGCGGGATTCAATATGATGACCGGCAATGGGAAACCATAGGCGAGCAGATGTTAAGCTCTCTCGTTGATGACGTTCAAGAAGTGTTCCGCGGCGAGCTAACGTCCAAGCTGCAAGATCCGGCCAGTGGGCCTATGCTTATGAACACCATACGCAACAGCCCTGCTATTCTGAGGCCGTTTGTGGCTTACAGGCTCGCTAAAGGGCAATCGGCATCCGCTGCTAAGGCGGGAGCTAAAAAGGACGCCGCCAAAGCCGAAAAGCAAGAGGGCTCGCAGAAGATTGTCAAGAACGCCCAAAAGCCCGCCGCCACAAGTTCCATAGCGGGGCAAGGGGCTTTTGACCAGGCCAGTCGTTTTGCTTCGATGAGCGACGAAGATTTTCAAAAAGAAATCAATCGGGTTAAGCAATCCTCTCCAGCAGGAGCCAGATAAAAACTACGGAGGATTTGAACATTGAACATCAACACCACAACTCAAGTTGATCCGGCAATCGCGCAGTATTATGACCGGGTGCTTTTGATGCGCGGGATTCCGTTTAAGGTGCATGACAGGTTCGCCCAAACGCGATCCATCAAGCAACGGAGCGGAGCGCAGATCAAGTTCCGGCGTTACGGGGCGCTTGCCAACAATACCACGCCGCTTGTGGAAGGAGTGACCCCGAGCGGAAAAATCATCACCAAAACGGATATCACCGCCACCCTCAAGGGATATGGCGATTACGTCCACTATTCGGATTTGGTAACGCTGGTCAACCAGGACCCGGTCATTACCGAATTTACCGAAATCCTTGGCGAGCAGGCTGGGGAGTCCATAGACATTGTGTACCGCGATATTTTTGTAGCGGGATCAAATGTGTATTACGCGGGTTCTTACGCTGACAGTACGATTGACACCCGCGCCGAAGTCAACACGGCTCCGGTGACTATGGATTTCAAAAAGATCCGGGAAAGCCTGCGGAATGACAACGCCAGGATGATTACCCAGGTCATGGCAGCCTCCACGAAAGTCGGCACCATGCCTGTGGCTCCGGGCTTTTGGTGCATTGTTCACCATGAGCTTCAAAACGATCTGGAAGCCATGAGTGGGTGGCTACCGGCGCACCAGTATCCGAATTCAAAGCCGATGTACGAAGAGGAGATCGGCGCACTACCGGATGCCAATATGCGATTCTTGATCACGCAGAACGGTAAAACATGGGCGGATTCGGGAGGCTCCACCGGGGCCGGGAGTACTTACAGGTCAACCAGCGGATCATCTGTTGATGTGTACGCTTGCCTGGTATTTGCCAGGGACGCCGTAGGGGTTTGCCCGCTTGATGGCATGTCGATGAAATCCATCGTCAAGGCTCTTGGTTCTGCGGGCGCTGACGACCCATTGGATCAGAGAGGTTCCGTAGGATGGAAAGCCTACACCACGGCGGCTATTCTTAACGATCTGTGGCTCACCAGGGGTGAGTTTGCGGCTACCTACAATCCGGGGGCCTAACCGATAACCTTTTAGCCGATTTATCAGGAGGATTTTGTTATGTGGGATGGAAGATCACCAGTTATTCGTTACGGGCAAGGCACTGGTGCTGCCATTTATATTAGGCTCGGATTCTGCCCCGGATTCGTAATGGTCAGGGCTTTGGCGGATTCCGAGGACACTGATGAGTGGGCGCTGCCTATGGCAAACGCTTCTTCAATCAGTGTTGATGATACGGACGGGAACCGCGACGCAGTAGCCTCTAACGGCATCAGCCTTTGCGCTTTTATTACTTCTTGGGATAAGTACGTTGATGCAAGTGCGGCAGCTCCAGCGGCAGTGGAGCCCGGGCGCTGGTACGAGGCTAACGGCATTATCCTTGGCACCAGTGTTCAGGCCAACCAGGATGGGGTGCCCTTCATGGTCCTGGCGTTTCCGTTTTCTCAAAAGCTCATTAGGGGCGTGCATGACGGCAGCACCAACAGCAACACGTATTTTCAGGATTCTTCGATTGACTTTGAGGAATCCGGCGTGGAAGGCGGCGGAACTTGGATTATCATAAACGAAAGCAATGACAATTATGCTTACATCAAGGAAGTCCAAAGGCCCGCCGGGCAGAAAAGGAAGTGTCGTCTCCTAACGGCTACCGATGCAAGTGGGACCGCCACGACAGCGGCGGATTTTGACACCAATGATGTCGTTTACTGTGTGCCGCTCGACGAGATGCAGTATCCGCTTTCCGGCATTGGGTTGATGACATAAAAGGCAACGGTTTTCTCATGGCCTCCTCCTCTGAGTGGAAGCATTGACGCCGCCGCCCCCTGGCCGCTTTAGCAAAGTGGGGGCATATTAAAACCATGCCTAAAAAGAAAACAACGATAGAAGAAGCGGTGGAAGTTCCGAAAGCGAAACTATTCTTTGAAGACAAAGACATGCCCGGTTGGAAAGTGGGGGATCGGTTCGTCTCGAAGGGCTATGTATTTGAAATCAAGGAAATAACTGAAAGCGGCATTCGCGCCGTACCGATTTAAGGAGGTGTTTTATGGGAGGCCCAGGATC